CTTCACTGCTCTGCTGTAAAGCATGAGGAACTCGTTAAGGAATTTAATACATGGAAGGCTAAAAAGAAATGATTAAAATGCTAATCACTTTTGTATGTTTGTTTATCATCTTTTATACAGGTATTGAAATCCTGAATAAGATGAGTGGGAAAGAAAGATGGGAAGTTGCTAAAACATTTTCGTATAGCATAGCCCTAGCCCTGACTGTGGTTGTTTGTATGGTTTTGATGGTTGTAATGTTTTAAAGGAAATAATATGAAAAGCGTTTTTAAAATTTCTGCTCTGGTTGCTGCTGTTGTTTTGGCTACAGGTTGTACTCGAATCGAAACTGGTGAGGTTGGTGTTCGTGTTGGTTTCGATAAGCAGGTTCAAAGTGGCGAACTGATGCCTGGATCCTTTAATCAAGTATTGATCGGCGATGTGTTGACATTCCCCATCAAGGATGTTAATGTTGCACTGAACGACATGACTCCAGTGGCTAAGGATAACTCAACTATGAAGGACTTTGATGCCGTAGTTGTGTATAACATCAACCCACAGCAAGTTGCTGAATTGTATTCAACCAAGAACAAGGCATTCCACGCTGAGTTTAAAGGTGATACTTACGTGATGTATAACTACATCGTTCAGAATGCTCGTAATGCTATCTACAAAGCTGCTCGTAAGTATGAAGCACTGGACATGGCTGACAATCGTAGTGAGATGGAAAAGTTTATTCAAGAAGAGATTGTTCGTAATCTCGCTGAAGAAAAGTTGGACGGCACTATCATGATTAGCCAAGTGTTGATTCGTAATGTTGTCCCAGCAGACTCTGTTGTTGAAAGCGCCAATGCACTGGTTCGTGCTAAGAACGAACTCAAGCAGAAAGAAGTTGAAGTGAAGACTGCTGAAGCTGAAGCACGTCGAATGGCTGCTCTGGCTAACAACAGCCAAAGTTCTATTGCGTTCATGAATGCTCAGGCTGCACTCAATATCTCTGAAGGTATTAAGAACGGCAAAGTGCAGACTATTGTTGTACCAAGCAACATGACATCTTTGATGCTGCCGAAATAATTTTATAAAAAGGAAAACTATGTTAACTGTTGGAAATAAACTCGATTCGTTTGTTGTTACTGGTGTTAATCCAGGAAGCGACCAATTCTTTGATATCACTGAAAAGTCTTTTGAAGGTAAGTGGAAGATCATTGTATACTACCCTAAGGACTTTACTTTCGTATGTCCTACTGAGATCGTTGCTTACGATAAACTGTTCCAAGACTTTGCGGATCGTGATGCGGTTCTCTTGACTGGTTCTACAGATAACGAATTCTGTAAGCTGGCATGGCAGCGTTCACATGCCGACTTGGGTAAAATCAAGCACATCCAGTTCGCTGACACACAGCGTTGGAATGATGAGACTGGATACAATCTCAGCTTGATCGAGCAACTCGGTGTATTCTATGTACCTGCTGGTGCTGCACTCCGTGCCACTTTCATCGTTGATCCAGATAATGTTATCCAGCACGTTACTGTGAACAACCTTAATGTTGGTCGTTCTCCTGAAGAAACTCTGCGTATCCTTGATGCGTTGCAGACTGGTGAACTGTGCGCATGTAACCGCACTGTTGGTGGAGAGACTCTATAATGCAGTGGATTGATCAGGTTAAAGAATCTCTACCTGACTATGCCAAAGACACCAAACTGAATCTAGATGCTGTTATTAAACGCAGTACTCTAGATCCAGTTGTTGCAGAAGCATGTGCTTTGGCTGCTTTGGTAACTACAGGTAATGGTAAACTTTTGAATTTCTTTCTAGCCAACACAGACTTAAACATCAAAACTGATACTGTTGATAACACCAAAGAGCGTGATGCTGCTATGACAGCTGCATCAATTATGGCTCAGAATAATGTTTGGTATCCATATGTTGAGATGGCAGACGACCCTGCTCTTGCTGGTTTGCCTGCGCAACTGCGTATGAATGCTATTGCTAGTCATGGTGGAACTTCAAAAACAAACTTTGAAGCGTACTCTCTTGCTGCGAGTATCGTAGGCAAGTGCCACTTTTGCGTTAAGGCACACTACGAAACTTTGAAGAAAGAAGGATACACTGTAGAGAATCTCCGAGACATCGGACGTATTGCTGCAGTAATGAATGCGTGCGCCAAGGTTCTAAATTCTTAAAAAAATAATTTGCCTGAAATTCATTTTTCAGGCATAATTATTATACATAGTAATGTATTCATTTGACAAGGAGAAATAATGAAACTTAGTAAAGAAACTGTTGCCCTGTTTAAGAACTTCGCTGGAATCAATTCCAACTTGCTTCTTAAGTCTGGTAACAAACTGTCAACAATCAGTGCTCAGAAGAACGTAATGTCTGACGCCACTGTTTCTGAAACATTCCCTGACTTCGGTATCTATGACTTGAACGAATTCCTCGGCGCAATGTCTTTGTTCGATGATCCAGATCTCGACTTCCAAGACAAGTATGTTTCTATCAGCCAAGGTAGCATGAAGATTAAATTCTTCGCTGCAGATGCTGCTGTGTTGACTGCGCCACAGAAGGCTATCACCTTCCCTGAAGCTGAAGTTAATTTTAGCATCACATCCCAGATGTTGAACATGATCCAGAAAACTGCATCTGTTTTGCGTAGCCCTGATGTTTCTATCGTTGGTGATGGTAGCACTATCACTGCAGTTGTTGGCGATAAGAAAAATGCTACTGGTAACTCTTTCAGCGAGCCAGTTGGCACCACCGATAAAACTTTCAAAGTTAACCTCAAGGTAGAAAACCTAAAGATGCTTCCTGGAGATTATGCTGTTAGCATTTCCAGCAAGAAGATCTCTCGTTTTAAATCTACTAGCAGCGACTTGGTATACTACGTCGCCGTTGAAGCAGACTCTACATTCGAGTTTTGATTAATGGGGAGTGCTACTCCCCTTTTATTATGGATGTATTATGACCAAGCGAAAAGATGTTTTATTCCCAC